CTCCCTATGAATCCCCGTCCCCGTCCCCTTCCCTCAAAAATCACGATGATCGGGGTCTCGCTCCCTCTGAGCCCCATATGCCAAAAGCGGCCCGTTTCCTTTGGCGGGCTGCTCCCTTCCTTCTCGTCGGGGTGGTCCATTGAGTAAAGGACCTGTAACCCCTGACGAAGAAAAGGAGATTTTAAACAGTCTGGCAACCGGGAAGAGTACTCGCCAGGTAGCCGAGGAGTTTAAGAGGGCCCAATCTACCATATCCGACGTTGCGAGGAGAAACGGGCTCGATTTGGCCGATCGATCGGAGATTAAAAAGGCAGTGATCGCCAGAACAAATTACGCCAGCTCACAACGCATAGAGCTCATATCTGAAGCTTTAAACAAAGGGCGGGAACTTCTGAAGACTTGTGATAACCCTCGCGACTATCAGTATCTGATGATCGGCTTTGCGATCGGGATCGACAAGCGCCGGCTGGAAGAGTCCACCGACCCATCGGCGAGGGGCGGCGAGATCCGTCTCCTCTTCGGGAAGATGGGCGAGGAGGCGGGGCCTTGAGGACCGTCGCAGATCTCATCGAAGAGCAGGAACTCCGAGAGCTGGAGGCGGAGGCCTCAGCCCTCCTCGTCAAACTGGAGACGACCCTCTCCGTAATAAGGGCCTTGAAGGAGGCGAGGGCTTGAGCTTCCAGGTGCCTGTGGGGAAACAGCGGGACTTCTGCCTTCACTCCGATGCCAGAATCAACCTCGCCCACGGCGCGGTGAGGTCTGCGAAAACAGTAGGCGCAAACGTCCGCTGGCTGTTGGCCATCCTGGAGGCTCCGAGAGACGTGAACCTGCTGATGACCGGGAAGACCCTCACCTCCCTGGAAAGAAACGTCCTATCCCCCATCTCCAAGCTTGTGGGGCCTGGGAATTTCGACTACAAGCGGTCTCTTAAAATCGCCACCATCTACGGTCGCCCTATCCTCTGTGAGGGTGCCAACGACGAAGCGGCGTATTCGAAGATCGCCGGCTTGACTCTCGGCGGGGCCTACGTCGACGAGGGTTCTCTCGTCCCGGAGTCCTTCACCAACATGCTCATAACCCGCCTCTCCGAGCCCGGGGCTCAGCTCTTCCTGACCACAAATCCCGGGGGTCCCGCTCACTACCTTAAGAAGAAGTGGCTCGACAGGGAGGCGGATCTCGATCTAAAAAGCTGGCATTTCAGGCTCGAAGATAATCCCCATCTCGATCCCGTGTATGTCGCCGAGTTGAAGCGCCAATTCGGGCCTCCTTCCAGCTTATTCTACCAGAGGTATATTCATGGCGAATGGGTGGCGGCTGAGGGGGCTGTATTTTCTTACTTTACTCCGGATCTTCACGTGGTCAGATCGCCCCCTGACGGGCCGATGAAGGCCCTAATCGTGGGGGTGGATTACGGCCAAACCCACCCGACGGCGTTCTTAAAGCTCGGGTTGTGGGGCGACTGCTGGTATGCTTTCGGCGAGTACAGGGAGTCCGATAGGACGAACGCCCGCCTCTCGGCTGATCTGCAGGCCTTCATGGGGGGGAAGTTCCCCTCGGCGATCCTCGTTGATCCATCTGCCCGGGCCCTCATCAACCAGCTCCACGCCGACGGCCTGGCGAGGGTCCGGGGAGCCGACAACGCGGTCCTGGACTCCATCGGCCGGATCAGCTCGGCCCTCGCCACCGGGAACCTGAAGATCACGGCGGCCTGTCCCCGACTCATCGAAGAAATTGAGGGCTACCGATGGGATCCGAAGGCGACCGAACGGGGAGAGGACGCCCCCATCAAAGAGAATGACGACCTAATTGACGCTTTAAGATATCCAGCCAATTATATATTTAAGAGGGGCGGGGGAGCTTGACACTCACAGATTATTCGTTTTTGGAGTCGGGGCGGAGATGGCCACCGACCGATGAGAAAGCCCGTATCGACAGATACGATAGATGCGTTCTACTCTACGAAGGAGATCATGAGGCGGCATTTCCGGGGCTGACGGCGCTAGATAGCGATTTGGAGCAGATCACAGCAAACTGGTTTAAACGGTCTACAACGCTAGTATCAGATCTCGCCTCGCCGATGAGGCTTTTCGCAGACAACCAGCCCGTCCTGGACCGGATCACTGAAGCAAACGACGTCGATCTTCTCGTCTATGACCTCTTCGCCGATATTCTTAAATTTGGGAACGGGGTGCTGAAGGTCAGATTCGAGCCCAGACGGGGCGGGATCATCGAGAGGATAGACCCCCGCTACTGGTTCCCGGTGGTCTCACCGGACGATTCAAAGAACGTCCTTGCTCACTGCATTTGCTATAATTTCAGCCAGTATGAGGACCACGTTCAACGGGGATACCGCCGAGTCGAAATCCACAAGCCGGGGGTCATCGAGAACCGCCTCTTCCGGCTCGACTCAGGGGCGGCGATCACCTCCGAGATCCCCATCAGCGCCCTCGAGCGATACGCCGGGCTGCAGTCGGAGGTCACGACCGGGATCGACGACTTCTTGGTGGTGCCTTTTTCTGGTTTGCTTTCTAGCGGGGGCGTTTTCGGGCTGGACGACTACGCCGGGATAGAAGCCCTGGTCCTAGAACTGGAGAAGAGGCTTATCAGGACATCAAGAACTCTAGATAAATTTAGCGATCCTAATATACTCTGGCCGATGGCTTCCGAGGGCTATATCAACCCGGTGACGGGCGAGGAGATCGAGCCGGTAGAGATCGATTTAGGGGGCGGTCGCTATATAATCTATCCGATCGGGACCGGTGACCCGAACTCTGGCGGGTTTTATCCTCATCTTCCCCAGTACCTGACGTGGGATGCGTCACTCCAAAATAATTTCGCCCAAATCGAGGAGATTAAAAGTCAGCTTATGGCCGTGGGGGAAATATCGCCGGCCCTTCTCGGCGACACGAAAAACGGCATCGCCGAGTCGGGAAGCGCCCTCAAGCGCCTGAGCATCCCAACGTTGGCGAAGGTCGCCCGGCTGAGGGCTAGGGTGAAGCGGCCTCTCCTCACGGCTCTGAGGCTATGTTCGGCCCTGGAGACCGTCTCGAGGTATCCGGGGGCTTCGGAACAACTGCAGAACCTTTCTATTGAGTGGCGGAGCGCCCTTCCACCGGACCCGCTCGAAGCCGCCGACGTCGAAATGAAGAGGAAGACGTGCGGGCTTACATCGACTAGAAGTGCCTTGGCGCGGCTGGACCCTGACTCCAGTGAAGCCGATTTGGACTGGGAAGAGTCCAAAATATCTGAGGAGAGAAGAGAAGAATCTTACCAGTTCGTTTAAGTGACGTTCACCTAATAAAATACGGGGGGTAAATCGCGCTATGGCGGACGAAGACAAGAAATTCAGTCAAGAGGATATCGACCAGATCAAGGCCGAGCTGGAGGCCACGAGGGCCGCTCACGCCGAGCTGAAGGCGGAAAATACGGACCTGAAGGCGGAAAATACGGACCTGAAGGCTCAAATAGCCGACCAGGCCGGGAAAATGAAAAACTTTGAGCTGAAGGCTCAGAAGGCCGAGATCGCAAAGAAGGCGGGGCTGGCTGATTCCCTAGCAGACCGGCTCCAGGGAACGACACCGGAAGAGCTGGAGGCAGACGCGAAGAGCCTCGCCGAGGCGCTGGGCCCGGGGCCTTCGATCGGAGCGGGGACGAACCCGCCGACGGGGGCGAAGAGACCCTTCACGCGAGCCGATCTGAAAAAGATGAGCTCCGAAGAGATCACCACAAACTGGAACCAGATCAGGTCACAGTTGAAGGATGGTAGTCTTTCAAGAGCATGAGTAAAACCGCTAACAGGGGTTAGTGAAACATGGCAATCACGAACTTCATAGGTGAGGTCTGGAGCGCCAAAATATTAGAAAGCCTCCAGAAAAGCCTGGTCTACGGCCAGGCGGGTGTGATCAACCGCGACTACGAAGGCGAGATCAAGGGCAAAGGCGACACCTGCCGGATAACCGCCCACGGTCCGATCACCATCGGGAATTATGATAAGAGTGCGGGAATCGGCGACCCTGAAGAGCTGGACGACGCTTCCACCGTCCTGGAGATATCCCAGGCGAAATATTTTAATTTCCGGGTGGAGGACATCGACGCCGCTCAGATGAACGTGGCCCTGCTGGAATCGGCAACGAGAGACGCGGCATACCAGCTTGGAGACGTGGCTGATCAGTACATAGCGGGGATCATGGCCGCCCAGGCTGGCAACACGATCGGCAGCGACGGGTCTGACAAGATCTTCGACGGGACGACTGATATCGTTGTTGAGGAGATCCTTGACTGCAAGACGAAGCTCGACGAAGAAAACGTGCCTTCTCAGGGCCGGTGGATAATCCTTCCGCCCTGGATAGTAGGTCAGATGATCAAGGATGGCGAGGTCGCCCAGCCTGCCTGGAGCGGGGTTGAGGGCGTTATGATGAACGGTGAGGTCGCGAAGCTGTTCGGCTTCAGTATCCTTCAGTCCAACAACGTACCGAACACGGCGGGCGACCACTACAAGGTCGTTGCTGGAGTGGCGAAGGCGACGACTTTCGCCGATTCTGTGAATGAGACCGAAGCGTACCGACCTGAGAAATTCTTTGCGGATGCTCTCCGGGGTCTGCATTGCTACGGCGCGAAAGTCATCGAGCCGAGCTGCTTGGTCTGTCTGACCTGCGCGCCGAGCTGAGGTGATCCAAGATGGTAAGATCTGAAATTACGGTAAATGAGTTGTCCGGGGCATGGGCTGACAGAGAGACCCCCGACGCGATCGATAAGGTGAACCATCATGTCATCGCTGCTGGAGCCAACTTCAAGAGGCTTCTGATCCTCGTCCACATCTCGGCAGGGACTGGAACCGGCGGCGCTGTGACTCTGAAGGCTGGAACCGCTCGCCCTGCCTTTCGGCGGAGTCTCGGCGACCTTGTGAGAGGAGACGACGTGGTGGCCAACGACGAGTTCTGTATCGGCCCGATCGAGACGGCTCGATACCTCCAGGCAGACGGAACGATCCACATCGACATCACCGACACCACGGGAACCAACATCGCCGGGACGCTCGAGGTTTACGCGCTGCCCTGAGTGGCGGCTCTATCCTCCTCTTTTTGGTGATTATATGGACGATGAGGCTGTGAGATGTTTGCTGGCGATCAGGTCTCCTGTTATCGAAGCATTGACTGATAGCGGCTACTTTGCGGCGGCGATGAGGGCTGCAGAAAATAACCCCGAATATTACGTGACTTTAGCATGTGGCGGCCAATTGAAATACCAACTAATTAGCGCAAACCGCATGCTTGGGCCGTTTGTTCTCGAGGAGATACCGGACATTCGGGGTAAAAATTATTTCAAATCTCATGGCCTTAACAGGCTCGCCGGTCAGATGACTCATACAGACATAAAATATATTAAGAAACTATTTCTGGATAATTGGCCTGTGCATGAGAAAGATGCTGCCAAACTTCTTGCAGATTCGCCACTGTGCAGTCCCGCCCGGGCCCGCCGTATCGGGCGTACGGAAAGCACCAGAGCGATTAATGGATCTCGATTCGAGCTTCAGCTCGAGAAAGGGATTTTCAGATACAAGGTGTGGGATGCAATTGGCGACTCGTCTACGCGGCCGCTTCACCGACAACGGGACGGAGTCAAGGTAAGGCTAGATGAGGCTTTCCCGTTTGGGGGGCAGCCGATGTTCCCCGGAGACGGACCCGGGTACGAGTCAATAAATTGCAGATGTGTTATGGGATACTCGACAGATCCCGCCGGGGCCTTCTATGGCCCGTAGAACTCGTAGAACAAAGACCAAAACCGCCAAGCGAAAGCTCGCCGGTTCTGTGATATTCGCGCCGCCGCCACCCTGGGATATCACAGAACCACGGCCGGGGGAGTGGTCAGACCGAACGGATGAATAAGTTGTGTTTTTTCATAATTTCTGGCGATATCGTCATACGGGCCGCCTTCTTCCGGATGACAACTTCGACCAAATCATTATCTTTCAGTCCGAGAGCTTCCCGCGTCTCTATGGGCATCTCCAAGTCGCCTGCTTTCCCGGCGAAGATTCGGACTTCGTTTATCGCCACGTTAAACAAATGGTTAAATTGGCATAAATATTTAACCCATCGTTAAACAATAGGTTAAAGGCGCTAGATTTCTCATGTAATTATTATTCGGATTGCTTATTTTATTTTCTGGCGGCGTTTTTCTGGCGTGGTGGTGTTCTAGTACCTCCATCCGCCGGGCTTATCCATCCTGGCGTTGCTGTGGATAGTATGGCCACAAGAAGAGTCAGCATATCGGAGTCGGTATACCGAAGCCTTCAAGCCGAAGGGCTGGTTACTGGCGAGAGCCCTGGGGCCGTTCTGGAGCGATGTATCTTAAATGGAGTCAGCCAAAAGGCCCGCGAGGTGCTAACCACTATCGGCGAGACCTCCGCGAAGACAGAAAAGCCTAAGGTAAGTAAACCCAAATTGACCGATAACCCGCAAGCCCTTCAATCCATCCGGGACTTGTGGAGGTCTGGCGAGCGGAACCAGGCGGCAATAGCGCGGGCCGTGTGTTATCCCAGGGCGACGGTTAACGAGAATATCCGGCGGATGCTGGCGGCGGGGGAGCTTTCGGCGACGGTGGAGGAGGGCGGCGGTGAGTCCACAGGCGGATAGGTGGCGTGCTCTTGCAATTGACAGGGAGACGAGAGGGGCGTCGGAACTGCTTGGCGGGAGGGGCGTACCCCATCCTGATGAGGATCTTGCAATTGACAGGGAGACGAGGGG